AAAATAAGTCAACTTGACCCTTTAAGATTTATGTTAAATAGCTTCCTAAGCAAATCCGAGGGGGTAATACGTCAAACTACAGCGGGTAATTAACTGTTCTGCGTCGGTTATTTCTCCATCAACGATTCTTAATGTGCCTGAGTCACCCCAGTTGTTGTTGTCGTGTTTGAGTGTTGCGGCATTGAACTGCAAATACACCAACCCGCTATTTTCAACCAAAGATGCAATGGCCTTGAAGGCATAGCCGTTGGAAGCTGAGAGGGTTGGCAGTGGTAGATGTGTGGGTCCATCGGTGAGCTTACCTTGTGCATCGAGCGCATGGCTTGTGAGTAATACAAATGCTTGGGTATGCTCGGTAGAGTCAGTGCCAATTCTTTGGGTCAACGATTGCATGAGTCGGTTACCACGATCGATTGCATGATGACTGCTAGCAAACACATTGCTCGGGCCCTGAAAAGTAGGGTTATTATCACTGAGTGTCGTGAATGTAGCGGGGGCGTCATAACAGTATAGTGCTATGTCACCTGCATTAACTGTATCCGAAAATGTATTACTTATATGATTGAAAATGTAGTTTTTCGAGCTCCATGCACTGCCTGTATTACTTGTGAGCAGACGTACGTATGATGACGTGATTTTCTCAGTCGCCGGTGTGCTTGATGACGGTAAATGTGTGTGGTTTACTCTACCTGCAAAGCCATTTGGAAATAGGGCTGCAATCTTTTCTGGCGTGCCCAGAACCTCAACAATAGGGACCACATCAAACTCCGCGCTTAGAGTCTCGAAGTCGTGATAGCAAATGATATCCCCCGAACTCAGTCCTGTAGTTGAGTCTGCATACACATAGAAATAATCTCCCACGGCATCCTTGTTGACCTCACCGACTTTGAGGGTGCGATTATCTGTGGTGGTGACGTAAACGGCATGCTCAAAGGGCGGCTGTCGAACGCCATAAATACGATATAAGCTGTTTGCCGCAGTATGGTCTCTGATCAACACTTTGTTTTGAGTGTCAGTGACGAGATTAACTGAGTGAACTAGGGTAGTACGAGTGAAGGGAATGCGCGCTTTACCACGTAGGCTGCCTAGAATGGCACTTTGGAATGCTGCTTCGAGTGATACTTTGTTTGTCACATTTAGCCGTAAGTCGTGCACTTGGCCCGCGTAGACAGCATCGTAAAATTGATAACCATCAAGCCTGCCTTGATAGCCACTGGGGGCAGTAATATTGCCGTTTTGTTCATAGGTCGAGGCTTTAGTAAAACACTCCAGCGTACTAGCGGGCTTTAACGCGGCGCCCTCATAGAATTTTGCGGCATTGTCGTGATGAGCCATAGTGCCAAAAGCCCCACAACCAAGAGGGTTATAGGTGGGGTGATAGGCCCCTTGATTGAGCCGTTGCACCAGGGCAATCGGCAATACAAAACTGGTATGCGCTGCATTTTTAAATACGCCCTTATCGGAGTCGCTGCGCGAGAACACCTGACGGGCCGCACTGTCTAGGGTCAGCGACTCGGCATTGATGGGCTGTGTGCCATACCCCAGAATAGGGGCTTGCCAAGGCTCGGTCCCGTGGGACTCTGACCTCCAGTGATTTCCAAACCCGTTCACCACAACCACTTCGACGCTGTCCTGGCATAACGTACCATCTGCCATTTTTCGAATGTTGTTCTTAGGTTCTGCCAAGTAACGGTCTTTTGTGGCGGGCGAGAGCGACGACCAAGTGTGTTGCCCATTAGTTGTACTGGCCCCCAAATAAGAAGCTTTGCCCCACTGCCTGTTTGCACCTGGGTAGACCCCATCCGTGTCGCTGATAGAGTGGGTACGTTTGACCAGCAACACCAAATCTTGTCGAGAAAGTACAACTCGATTGGTAGGGCTCTCAGTGGCAAACGCCACATCCACGCTAGAGTGCTGCATCAAAGCGCCCGACTGAGTATCATACGTTTGCGTGCCGTTTGGCGCGTCATAAAATTCAATTTTGCTGTAAACAGGGTCATTGATGTACGCCAGTTCAAACGATACCCCGTCGATGACGACTAATGGAAACGACTGTTTTGATGTGCCCTTGTGGCTGATACTTGAGTCCGCCGAGCCAATTAGTAGGGTATTGATGCGCGTGGTCCACGCCGTCATGCCTTCATTGATGGGGACTTGATTGGTCCCAGAATAGTGTTTCCCCATTTCGATAAATCCGGAGCCGGGGTAGTGCTGCTTTCGTTGGCTTCTCAACGCTTCGAACTGCGCTTCGGTCATGGCATGGGGGTAAGGGTTTTTAGCGTTGATGTCTAATTGCATCTGGCGTAATGTCGTAATTGTTTGTAAATTCCCCTCTAAATCTTTAAAAGTGACCTCACCAGCCTTTGTTTGCCAATCAATCATGGTTTTGTAATTGTCATTGACCATTTTAGATGCGTTATTGAGTGCAGAGACTGCGGTATTAAAGTCACCTGAAGTCGGCAGCACTACGCAAGGTACTTGGCTTTGAGTTGCATTAGGCCAGGGTTTAATTAGCTCAATAAATGTGCCATGGGTTGTTACGTAGGCTTTGGATATTTCGACGGGCGCGAATGAGCTCAGCACTAACGCATCACTTGGCCTAATGTTAGCAACGCTCTGATTGTCATTGATTTTGATGATGTTGCTGCCGTTTGTTACGTTTGAATTTGTAGAGTTAAACCAGGTCATTTTTTATTATCCTCGTAAATAGATGACTGCGATTTTTTTGATTTGAGTTGATGATGTGAATGTCACGCTGTGGCGTGCTTGGGCTAAAGTGAAAGGGCGCTCAAAATCTTGGTCAGTTTGGCGCATAGCTTTGCCAGCTATGTCGCTTGAGCACAGATAGTCACCAGCTTCGATGTCGCCGCCTTGGCCACACACATTGAGTACACCTTCACCAAGGGCGTTAAACTCAATAATGTCGTGACTGTGTTTGTATTCTAAGAATTTTTGAAAGCCTCTATAACCTGATAGTCCAGCGGGTAGTGGGGTCGTTAGGGGACGTCTTGATACAAACACACCACGTACCGAACGCAGCGCTGCTCGACTAGATACGCTCATCTCGCATATGGCATTTGAAATATCGGACATATTGACCAATTCAACATCACACACTAGATCGCCAGGCTCTATAATCGCCCCTTTGGCAATTAGCCCATCATGCGCACCCGTAAATGGTCCAATGGCTCCGCGCTGTGCATAAACAGCATAGGGGCCTTCGGAGTAAGCCCTGATTGCATTACCGCCGCTGTTATTTTTGTTACTAACATATAGGGTGCCTGCAGAGCCGCTGTTACTATGGAATTTAAACACATTTGGCCAGCTTGAAGGGTGGTCTGTATTCCAGACAAAGCCATTACCTGTCATTGCATGTGCAGTCAGGCCGTCATTATTGATTTTTATTGCACCTAAACTGGCGGTCAATTCATTAATGGTGCCGGTTGCTGCAACAAGTCCATCAGCAATGATGGTACCCTCAATAAGCTGACTACCGTGCACATGCAGTGCGAAACTTTCCCATCTACTTCCTGAGAAACGCTTGGTAGTTTGCACTTTTGGGTCGCTGCTTTTGTATATTGTGACAACATCGTTTAACACTGCATAACCGCCGGAGCATGCGGCTCGCGCCACGGAATCCGACCAATTTCCCGACGTCGTTGACGTAATAAAACGCCCAGCACCGCGAGCCCCAGAACTGCCAGCATTACCAACGTCTCCTTTATCCCCTTTGTCACCAGGCACACCGTCGGTGCCATTCTCGCCTTTGAATTTTGCCCATCTATAATCTGCTGGGTTTGTAGATTCGACAGCCGTTTCCTTGTTGACTGCGATGCCTATGTATTGAGTGTTGCTGGTTGGCACTTGATACATGTTCGTGCCATTGGCGTTATCACTGTATGCAACCCAGGTATAGAGGGTTTGACCATCGTCACCCTTGTCGCCAGGAATGCCATCCGTTCCATCAGCGCCTTTGATTTTCGACCAGCGATAATCAGCAGGATTTGTCGATTCAGTTGCGGTTGTTTTGTTGTTTGCGATCCCAATGTATTGAGTCGAATCTCTTGGAGTTTGATACAAGTTCGCGCCCGTGGCGTTATCGCTGTATGCCACCCAGGTGTATAGCGTTTTCCCATCATCGCCCTTATCGCCGGGGATACCTTGGTTGCCTGGCTCACCCTTTATTTTTGACCATGAATAACCGGTTGGGTCATTTGATTCAAAATGCGAAAGTTTATTGTAAGCGACGCCTATGTAGTCTTTGCCACCCGGGCTGTCGCTTAAGCCATCGCCTTGTTCGTCATCTGCATATTTGATCCAAGTGTAATAGGTTCTGCCGGGCGGCCCGGGTAGCCCATCTTTCCCATCAAGGCCACGAATATCACCCTCAGATTCAACCACAAAATTCCCGAGCTCTAAACGACCTCGAAATACATGAACTGGATTGGCAGGGTCGCGGTTATCAATAAACGACGTGGGGATGAAGGTTTCGCCAACTTGCACACCTTGACGGATAACATCACCGACTAAATCAAGGTTGCCGACTTGCCCATCATTCAAGCCAACCACGCCTGTTGCGCGCCCTTGATTGTTGATCAAAAAACCGCCGCGAGCGATGAGTCGGCCATCTTGGGTTTCAAACGCCTGGCGAATGTCAGAAATACTCGCTTTGTCGCCACTGGCATTTTCAATTTGGAGTTTGCGGATGAATTCAGCGAGTGGGCCGTCAACCCAACTATGGCCAGCAGCAACACATAGTGAAGCATCGGCCTCGCTTGTGATATTACCTTGTGCATCAATACAGTATCCAACGGCAGCGCGCGTATAAGTTATTGCGCTTGCTAAAGTTGACGTGTCGTCTTGCTCGATTTTGGCAACCAAGTCTTGCCGCTGGCTGGCCAAAGCTGAATCGAGATTGGAGATGAGATGGGTGGTGTCCGCAAATGCCGTCTCTGTGTTTGCTGCAAACGCCGTGAATGTCTGGTCTCGCACAATGTTCGCGTGGTCTATATCTGCAAAGGCTTCGGTTACATCACTAAACGCCGCCTTTGTTGATTGAGTGAAAGCGGCAAAACGTTCATCACGCGAGACCGACGCTTGTCGTTCGTTGGCAAAAGCCTTGGCGACAGACGTGATAATGGCGCTGTTTTGCTGATGAATGGCACCCAACTCCAGTGCATAGCTTGCAACGCTTTCCAGCTCATTCGTTGTCGCTTTTAACTGGTCTTGGGCCAAGGCAAGTTTGATGTCTAATTGCTGCAGCTCGTTGTTTTGAAGTAGGGCGTTATAGGCAGTAATTACTTCATCGAGATGCTTTGCATCAGCGCCTAATTGCAAGCCTTGAACTTGCACAATACTCTGATTGATTTCACCTTTTATAGCATCGAGTGTGCTCGATACATTGGCAAACTGCTCATCCACACCATCTTCTTGTGCGTTAAAGACTGTGATTTGGTCTTTGATGTAACCGGCAGCACCCGCGATAAAACGCTCTGCCACGTTAGCTTTTTCAAGTGTGCCGTTGTCATAAAAGGACTGAAGGGCGGCGGTAACACCATAGACAGCATCAAAGGTGCTAATCGCCTGGCTTACTTGACTGGCGGTTTGATAGCCTCGGCTATCGACCAGTAACGTAGCTAGGTTCATAGAGCGCTCAACCGCAGGGCCGTCTACCCACGAATGACCTGCCAGTTCGCATGCAACCGCATCCAGTGCGTCCGTTCGATTACCTTCACTGTCTACGCAATAACCCACCAGAGCGCGGGTAAAGCCTTTGGCCTCTGCAATGGCTTTTTGGCTTTTATGGGTAATTTCAGCACGCAGTGTTTCGGTGTGCTCGCTGCTTGCTTGGCGCGCATTGGCAAAAGCTTTACCGAGAATATCAATACTGGCGGCGCTTTGGTTGTGCAGCGCGATGAGTTGGGTGGATTGAGACGATAGCGCACTGACTTCATCGGTGACTGCGGTTAGCTTGTCGCTGGCATGGGCCAATGTCATTGCGTGCTCAGCTAAATCTTTGTCACGTAAAAACTGGTTATACGCCTCTAATACCTGGTTTAAATCTTTGTCGGCTAAATCAAGCTGAATGCCTTGTATTTGCGTGACCGATTGCTGTATTTCACCAGCCAGCGCATCAATGTGTTGCTCAGCCATGGCCAGCTTTTGATTCACTCCGTCTTCTTCATTGAGATAACTGATAACCTGATTTCGAATGGTGGCATTTGCGCCGTCAATCCAGGTCTGCGCGGCATTGGCTTTGACGATGATGTCATTGTCACTGAGTGCTTGCAGTACTGCACTGATACTGTATTGGGTGTTAAATGAATCAATGAGCGTTTGAACGTTACTTTGGGTTTGATATCCAAGACTTGATACCCACGATGTCGTGGCGTATTGCGCCATGCGTCCTGTGCTCGCATCCATCTCTTGTTCGAGGGTGGTGGTGCGACTGGTGATGTCTTTAAGGGCTAAATCATTGGCCCCGCGTTTGCCGATCTCAATAAAGCCGATGTCACACGCGCCCAGCTCAAACTGCAGCCAAGTGAGTATACCGCTATATCCCGCAGTTCCTGTTGCATCAATTTGAATGACTTCCCAATCAAAACTTGCAGGCTCGGGCAAAAACAATGCGCCACCTTGAAATTGAATGCGGCCAATCCAAGTACTGCGTTCATGTTTGCGTACGCGCAGCCTAAACATGGGGTTGTCGATGGCATCCAGCGAGATGGCAGGGCTAAAGAGCGTGCTTGTACACACCAAATATCCAAGCACATGGTGACTTTCAAAGCCTGCAAAACCCTCATTGCTGCTGTTAAACTGCCAGCTGTAGGCAGGCGTAAGTGCAGCCATGGCACCGGCAATTTGGGCATTCACTTCACTGAAGGTGGTGCGCTGTAAAATCTGGCCTGCCTGCAGCTCGATTTGTGCACTGGCATCAATGAGCTTTTCTTCGCTCTGTTTTATGCGCCGAGACTCAAAATTAATGCGCGCATGGGCACCATCAACCAAAGAAACCGCTTCACTAAATTGCGTGTCTGTGTATGAAAATGCCCGATTCACAATGGTGCCAGACTCCGCATCCACAAACACCGCCGCATCAATCAACCGCTCATTGTTTAAAGTCCTACGCTCATACTCATTTCTAAAATTCGTATAGCCTGCCGTCACATCAAACACGCTTTTTTGCATGTCAGTCACCGCCAACGCGGTTTCATCGAGCTTGATTTTATTCAACGCTATTTGCGCCGGAATGCCTTCAACAATGGAGTCATCCAAGACTTTGGTGACATCTTCCAAGCCTTGTATTTGTGCAATGTTTTTGGCAACCAGTGCAGGGAGGTTGTTTTCAGTCTCAGGGCGCAATCTATCCACTTGGGTGTTTAAGTCGTTTATTAAGTCCTGCGCTTCTTGGCTTAGCTTCGCCAGTGGCATGTCGTGAATGAAATCTGTTAAATCCACATCGGTTGTGGCGGCGGATATGCGCACCCAATCACTGTGGCCTAAATGGTTCACGGCACGACATTGAAAGTGATACTCGGTCATTGGCTGTAAACCAATGCGGGTGTAGATTTGCGAAAATACAGCGGGACTTTGCTGCGGCGCATCATTGGAGCCCAAGAATTGCCATTCGAACTGAGTGCCAATCCCCATTGCAGGTAAAGTTGCGGTGAGGGTAATTTGGTTATAGTCCGCCACAAAAGAGAGCGCGGGTTTAACCGGCGCGGAGACACTAAATTGAATGGCCACAGGCGCTGCGCGCTGGCCAAAAATGTTCCTGGCATACACTTTGGCGGTATAAGTCCCAAGAGTGAGCTTTGGGATAACCGCCTGCGTATACGTCACTTTCTCATGGTAAATACGCATGCCGTGTTGATAGTATTCCACATCGTATTCGTGCACGGCCAATGGGGTTGGGTGGGCCCATTTCACGATGCCATTGCCATCTACATCCACGATGACTTGCACATCAACAATGGGCGAGGGCGGCCCTGTCACATAATCACTGTTCGGGGTGATATCTGACGCCCCGGGGATTAAGTCATCGGCCCAAAGTAGCGGGCTGTCTTCTATACAGGTGAGGGTAATACCACCATCTAAACGAAACTTACGACCCACCACGCGATACACCTTTTTATTGATGTGCTCTTTGGGTAAGTCCACATACACGGTGCGACCCACAGCCGCTTGCAAGGCTTTGTGCTTCAGTGGCAACTCAATGGAACCCAGTCGGGTTTGCTCTAGGTGGATTTTGGCCAAGCGCTGGGCGGTCGTGGCACTTCTTACAAAGGGCAAAGAAATCGTCGTTTCAAGCAATTGATTGTCTTTTGCAATGTAGCCTTCTGCCCGTATGGGCGGGGCATCGGTGCGCTCATAATGCTGGTTGGGGTCCGTAAAGGTGGCACGCACCATATTGGCTCTATCTCGCAGGTCCGCATGCCATTTGATTTTAACGTTGCCCATCACATCAGATTGGTTAATCGTATAGGTGGGATTGCCATACCAGGCACCGACGCGCACAAACCATTGGCCCATCTGGCGAAAAATTTTCCCTGCAAAGCAGCGCTCTAGCTGATTTAAAATCTCAATGGGCTTGCTGGTAAAGCGAAAGGTGCCGTTGCAGGTGTAGCGCGGCTCATACCTATCCACCCCATCCGCATCTTGATATAGGGCATGTTCGTCGCACACATTGGCTGCCGCTATCCACCAATTGAGCGGAATGCGATGATAAGGCACTTCATGGGCCCCATAAAAACGAATGTAGTGCAAGGCGCAGAGCACCGCATTTTGAGACCATACCCAAGTGGCAGAATCATCGGGGTTTTGCTGGCTGTCGCGCGGGTCCCAAAGACGGGTGCCACGGATTAAAAACTCACAGTCGGATATCCCATCGGGGAACACTTCACGGTTATTCTCAAGCTCTATAAACACATGGGCCTGACCGAAGCCCACGTGTGCTTCCGTCCAGCCTGCCATTTTAGACACGGCGAGCGCATTGGCAGTCGTTTGATTGCCATCCGAGAGGGCATAATCCCAACTGTCCTCGGGATAGTCCGAAAGCGGCTTATTGGCAATGTAGACTTCTTCCAGCGCATCAATGGGCGCACCATTGATTAACACAATCAATTGCACCCATTTCTTTTCATCACGCTCCACGGTGGCTTGATGGGCAATCACACCGCCTACACGGTCGCGGCCAAAGGTGATACGCCGTGGCTGGTCAATGCCTTTTTGCAGTCCCTTCGCAAGTGTTGCATAGTCGGTTTCTGGCACATCCGGGGATAGGCTGTCCCACAGTGCACCCACGGTTTCGTCCCAGATTTTTTCAGAAAGACCAAACGGGTCCGCCAACTCATTGGCAATGTCCGCAACCTTACCCATGCGCACCGCCCACAGCAGGCAGCACCTGAGAATAACAAGCATTGACCGCGCTCATTTGTAGCGTACTTAAGCCAATGTTGGTAACGCAGTACACGATGTTCATGCACACAATGCCACCAACCAACTCGCCTTCAAATTCAACCAAGGCAATGTCACCGCGCTGGGCATAGGCTGTTTCAATGGGCTTTAAATGGTGTTTAAACACACTTTGAACATCATTAAAGCCTAAGCGCGTTAACCGCCGTTTGGCACCAATCGCGCTCTTATACCGCCCGCGAAAATCTGCGGCCACATCCACGCCATTGACCACATTCAACCAATCGGCCACAAATAAACAGCAATCAAATGTGCCCCATCTAAACGCTTTGTCTTCGCATGTATCTAAATAACGCTGCAAGGCAAGGGGACGTGTATTATGAGTACGAGATTTAGTAAGTGCATTAGGGCAAGTGGACACCATCACGGCCTCCCACTGGGGAACCAGGTTGGGTATCGGGTAATACCGTACTGGTTGCCTCGCTGTGCTCACTAAAGAACTTATCCTCAGGATAAAGAGCGGTTTGTGTGGCGTGATTCCAACGCTGATGAACCCGTGATTGCTTCCAGCGCTCAGACTCGCCTGCCACAGATAACATCACTTTACTCACTTGGCCGCGCTCTACATCACAGGCCACAATATAGCCACTTTCTAAGAGCTGGGATTGATTGACTCGATAGTGCTTATCGACCGTCACCAAATAAATTTCAACATCTGCACCAATGGGGTCGTTTTCGGCCACCTCACCCAGAATCGCAGCACTTTGGGTGTGCAAAGACAAACGAATACGGGCCGCATCGTTTTTATCATTGGCAGGGATTTCCCCAATGCGCCCAAGCACGCCAAGACCAAACCAAGTACGACCCAAAAAGCGCCGCTCACCAACACCGGTATGCAATAACACATCGCCACTTTTAAACGCCAAGCGCACAAAATAACGGGGGCGACAATGGGCAAGCTCGGCCACCAAAGCTCGATTTAACGCTTCCATTAAAACGCCTCCCGACCTTTGATTTTCCAAGCCGTCACAAAGCCGTTTTTAACCTGGGCTTCTGCTAAGCCTTGCTTGTTATCCAACAAACGAAACACGCCAGCAGGGCGCTTGAAATAGACTGGGGTATTGCTTGCAGGAATTTGGCGCATAGGCGATTCAAACTCAAGTTCGCACTCGCCTTGGCTATCAACCACCACATCCGAAGTAAGAATCTTAAGCTCGGCGTTTTCGCCCGTACCAATTTGAATGCGATTGCCCGATTTGGCATACACAGTATTCACTGGCAAACCTGCTACTTTTAATAAATTACCGTCTTGAAAAGAGTTAGTAACCAGGGCAAAACTATCGAGCTCGTCTTGTAGAAACCGATAGTCATAACACAAGAACTTGCCAACCGAACCACGGCACTTGGCCAAAAACGCATCCAACGCCAAGGCATCGGCCTCTAACACATTGGCAAGCTCAATCTCAAACTCCCAAAATGCCCCTTCAAGGTCATACACCTCAGACGCATTATTGGTTTTACTCACATGCAAGTGACTATTAGAAACAAGCCGAAATACACAGCTTTTTGGGGGCTTAGGTAGGGGAATATGCTCCATTTTTTATCGCTCTTTGCTTTACTGTGTGAGCGAGTTTAAAAAATTAGGCGCGGGGATTTAGGTGGAAAATGTTTTACATTGGCTAAAATAGCACTACTTTAGTGTAGAAAACTTTAGGCCTTGAGATATAAGTTAATTTCAGTTAGCCTCCGCCCTCAAAGAATACACAATTCTTACAAAAGGAATATTAATGAATAATAAAGGTTCAGAGTGGAACAGGTGGGATCTACATTTTCATACACCTTCATCATACGACTACAAAGATAAGACTGTTACAAATATAGAAATTATTGAAGAATTAAAAAAACAGTCGATAAAAGTTTTCGCAGTAACTGACCACCACGTTATTGATTTAGAAAGATATAAAGAACTCCGTGAGTTAGGAAAAAAGAAAGGTGTAACTGTCCTACCTGGAATAGAGTTTTTATCCGACTCTAAAGGAAAAGATCCAATTCATTTTATTGGCATCTTTTCGGAAAAGGCGGATATAGATCATATTTGGGGTAGTTTAAAATACAAGACAGATATAAATAAGGTATATAGTGAAAATAAAAAACCGAATGAGGTTTACTGTAACCTAAAAGATACTATCAACTTAGTTAAAGAGCTTGGCGGTATAGTAACAATACATGCTGGTGCTAAACATGCATCTGTTGAAGGCATCACTAACTCTCTACCACATGCCATGGCACAAAAAGTAGATATAGCGCACATTGTAGATATCTATGAACTAGGTAAAGAGAGCGATCAAGAGGGATACAAAAAAAATGTATTTCCTCACATCAAAAAATACATACCTATGATAATTTGCTCAGATAATCATAGTATTAAACATTACAAAACCAAACAAAACTTGTGGATTAAAGGTGAGCCATCCTTCGAAGGGCTGAAACATGCTCTAACAGAGCCTGAAGGGCGTTTTCACATTGGGGCAGAGCCAGAAGCACTTAGGAGAGTTCGCCAGAATAAAACAAAGTATATAAAGTCACTTAGAGTTAAAAGGAAAGGTAAGTTTGAGCAACAAAATGAATGGTTTGAGAACATTGAAGTTCCATTAAATAACGAGCTAGTATCTATAATAGGTAACAAGGGCAGTGGAAAAAGTGCTTTATCCGATATCATTGCTTTATGTTGTGATGCGGAGCATTCTAGTGACCACATGTTTTTGCATAAGAATAAGTTTAAAAAAAGAGGGTTGGCTGATAGGTTTACAGCTGAAGTAGAGTTTGAAAGCGGGACTACCACTGAGGCTAAGACCCTTTTAGATTCGGTAGATGAAAACCAGCAACGACTTGTAAGATACTTGCCGCAAAGCTACTTTGAAAAAGTATGTAACGAGATTGGAAAAGTAGATGCATTCCGTTCGGAAATAGAAAAAGTAGTTTTCCAATATGTTCCTATTGAGCAAAAGTTGGGTTGCACTTCTTTTAAGTCGCTTATCGATTTAAAAAAAGTTGCTTCTGAAAAGGAGATTCATCACCTGAATGAGCAGTTAGCACAGATTAACGAGGAGATTATTGCACTAGAAGATCAAACATCACCTAATCATAAAACGTCCTTGTTGAATTCAAAAATAGTAAAAAAACAAGAGCTAGATGTTCACTTAGCAAATAAACCAAACCCTATTTCTGATCCGTCAATTCAAGAAGAGACGCCAGAAATTCTTCAGAAGAAAAACCAATTAAGTGAATATCGGAAGGCGCAAACAGAAATTGAAACTGAGCTAACTAAAATTAGGTTGGGCATCAGTGAAAGAAGTAAATCAGTCCTACAATGCACTAACTTGATTCAAGAAATTGAAAGCATTGCCTCTGACATATCATTGGTGAAAGAAAGAAGCCAGAAATTAAGTGCGGATTGTAACTTCGTTCTGGATAAAGTAGTTAGCTTTAAATTTAATAAACAAATCATATTAGATACAGTTGATAAACTAAAAAAAGATAATATTGCCAGCCAAAAGCAATTGGAACTCCAAGAAAACTGGGAAGAAAAGCCCTCTGACGAACTTTCATTAGCATCTAAGTTACAATTTTACATTTCAAAAGCTAACCAAATAAGCTCAGAATTGTCAGGTGAACAAAAAGAGTATCAAAACTACTTGACAGAGTTACAAGAGTGGGAACAACAAGAAGCTGCAATTAAAGGGGATATAGAAACTCCTGGAAGCTTAACTTTTATTGATAAAGAAATAGAGTATTTAGAAAAAGAATTGTTTGTTAAGCTAGAAGAGTCTAGGGAAAAGCGTATTGATTTATCACTTAAGATTTTCACTAAAAAGTCTGAAATCAAATCTTTCTACGACGAAGTCAAGACTGATATAACCTACAAGCTAGAAAGTTCACAAGTTTCTGGTCTTAATATCGCAAGCTCTTTCTCTTGCTCTAATAGTTTCGTCACATCCTTGCTAACACATATAAAGCAAAACGTCACAAGCTCATTCAGAGGTACTGTTGAAGGCGCAAATTTACTTGTGGAGGAACTTGTTTCGCCTACAAACTGGAATGACGCGCATTCAGTTGGTGAGTTCCTAAAAAATATCATCGAATATTTAGAGTTCGACAAACGGTCTGACAAAGGTAGTAAAGAAAGAACGTTTATTGGAGATACCACTAAAAACAGGGAGGAGCTATATAATTATCTATTTGGGTTGAAGTTTTTAGATCCTCATTATGCTTTACAGCAGCAAGGAAAGGATCTAGAGCAACTGTCGCCTGGAGAAAAAGGAGCTCTCCTGCTTGTTTTCTATTTACTTCTGGACAAGGAAGATATCCCACTAATCATTGACCAGCCAGAAGATAATTTAGACAACAACAGCGTAGCTCAAGTTCTTGTTCCATATATCAAGGAAGCTAAGAAGTATAGACAAATTATAATGGTAACGCACAATCCGAATTTGGCCATTGTAGCTGACTCAGAGCAGATAATACGCGTCAAAATCGATAAAGAGAACAACAACAAATTTTCATTTGATTCAGGTGGTATTGAACAGGAAAACATTAATAATCATATAGTACAAGTCCTAGAAGGAACAGCTCCAGCATTTACGTCAAGGCGAGACAAATACAAGATTTAAAGGCTGGCAGAGAGAACAGAACTAACCAACACTCTTAATCGCCCTAAACACAGCACCACGGGAGCGCACGCTCTCGACCACAACAGCTTCAATCTGTCGAGCAATGTTTGCACCTATGACATTACTTTGCTCGGCATTTGCAGCACCTTCTACTGTGATCTGATTAGTAATATTAAACACCACATTTTGGCCTGCGGCTTGGCGGTTACCTGCATTGTAGTGTCTTGCCATATGGCTGATTTCGACGTTTTGTTTAGGCGAAAGGACACGTTCACCGCGTTGCAGGATGTAGGTGCTTTCGTTTGGCACGTAGTCTAGGCCGCCGTGCGCGATACCAGCGGGTTGCTGTGATTTAATCATCCGAACCTGTTGCATACCCATGGCAATGGCCGCAGCTGCAGCGGCAGCACCAAGGGCTGGGCCGACGATTGGAATAGGGGCCAATGCCGCAAATGAGCCGGTTGCCGATTCATAGGTCTTGATTAGGGCTTGAGTGATTGCAAAGGCTTTGTAGAGTTTGAATGCTGTTTTGCTTTGTCCTGCCATGGCTTTAAAACCTGCTGCACCAAGGCCGACTACTGCTGAGGTTTTCTCCCGCGCGTTTTTTGTCTCCCAGTTTGCAAACTGCATTAAGTGTTGTTGCATCGCACCAGTATTATGGGTGCGCGCCTGCATGAGCCGTTCTTGATGGGCGTATTCATCTGCTTCTCGTTGACTATAAAAACCCCTGGCTGCGTTTAGTTCTTGTTGGCGTTCTAGGTTTCGAATTTGATTGTCGGCGTTGTATTTGATTTCACCGACTTCATCATTTGCAGCAAGACCAAGCATGCTCCTGCGTTTGGCATCGATGCGCGCTTGTTGTTTGGCTTCTTCTACGCGTATTTGGCTATCATAAGCGGCGAGGGCTTCGCGGTTACTGAAGCCTTTGATTTGCGCGATGCGGTCTTCTAGTTCTTTGCGTAAATCATTGCGGCGTTTTTCTTCTGCTTGGTTTTGGATGCGCGTTTTTTCGGCTTCACGCTTTTTGATTAGGGCTTGTTGGTCAGCATCCAGTTTAGTATCGAGTTGCTTTAAAATGGCATCGTATTTGGCTTTGTTACCCAAGTCGTTTTCGCGCGCTTGCATGACCATTTCTTTGCGTTTTTTATAGCTGGCTTTGAGCCTGGCTTCTTCACCCAATAGTGAAAGCTGCAGCTGCTGAATGTTTTGGGGCAGAGCGTTTGTCGCTTGTTTGGCGTTATCTGCTATTTGCTTCCAGTCCAGCGCCTTTAGGTTTTGTTGTAGGTTTGCGGCTTGCGCTGCGGTTTTCATAGATTCGGCGCGGAGTTTTGTTTGCTCGTTGATGTAACGCTCAATGCCTGCAATTTGGTTTTGATAGGTGAACTTAGCGCGGTCACTGCCCGCATTATTCATTTGCTGGCGCAGCTGTTTAATGCGTTTGTATGCGTTTTCAATGTTGTTTGTGTAGTTGATGGTTTGTTTTGAAGCCGAGGCAATTTGTGCTTTAGCGCTGATATTACTCACTGAGTTAAAGGCGTCACCTAAGTCATAGAGGTGTGTTTCAAGTCTTTTTGAGCTGGTACTGGCTTTATCACCTTGAGTAGCAAAATAGGCAATGGCTAAACCAGCGGTCACGGCCAAACCAACAGGGCCACCCATGAGGCGCAATACACTGCCTAATGCTCTACTGGCAATTGAGGCTCTCGCAACCGCTGCCGTATAAGCATTGGTTGCGGTTGTTAATGCGGCTTGTGTTGCCGTCGCACGCGTATTTGCCGCTGCGAGGCTTTGCGTGGCCATTTTTCTTACGTGCATATTACTCGCAAGTTGTACTTGCCGCCTTGCAGCGTCGCGCTCTTGTATTGCTTTCGCGTGCTCTGTTGCAGCCAATTGTTGATTGGCAGCCACAAGCTGTAGGTTGGCTTGCGCTGCTTTGTGTGACGCAATGACTTTCGACCCCATTATGGTGGTCGTTTTTGCTATGTTCCCTGCCAATTTACCACCCATAACAATAGCCAAAGCCGTTGCCGAGGTAGTTAACCCTTCAACCAGTTCTTTGTTTTCTCTTAGTTCTCGCATGCCAGCGGTCACAGCATTGGCCACTTCAACCACTGCAAAGCTAACTGGCTTTTCATACTCACGAATAAGACGCTGATACTCGTTGCTCATTTCAGCAAACGAGGCGTTTATTTTGCCTTCAGTCGCCTCAGCTGCGCCTGCATACTCATTGAGTGCTTTAATTAAATAGCGTTTAAACATTTGGCTGGTAATACGGCCATCGTTGACCAATTGCCTAAAACCACCTGCAGCCACGCCCGCTGCTTTATCAAGCTTTTGTAAAAGCCCGGGTAAAGGTTCCGTGACTTGGTTGAGTTCTTCGGCTCTTAGCACGCCTGCTGTCATACCTTGGGTCATACCAAACAAAGATTGCTCCAGCTGCACATTGCTTGCGCCTGTTTTAGCGGCGGCATTGGCCATACCTTCGAGAATTGCTTTACCTTGTGTTTGGGTCACAATGCCGGCTTGTTGCAAGTTGAGGATTTTAGAGTAGGAATCAGCGAGGGTGGTGTATTGCGTATTGAGCCTATCTGCGGTTTCAAATAGATAGTTTTGTACTTGTTGGTATTCACGCGTAGAATCCGTTAACCCTTGCAGGCGTGTATCTAATTGCTGTGCTGCGCCTGTATCGCGAATAAACATGGCTGCGGTACCAATCGATGCGACGCCTGCGAGGGTCACACCCAATAACTCATACCCCGATTGCAATAGGCCGAGCTGTCTTCCCATGGCGGTTTGTTGCTGCATAACCTTTGTCTGACTTGCGCCTAGTCTCTGGTTTGCGGCCACCTGATTTTGAATGGCATGAGGCAGGCGGTTTAAGTCCTGGACGTTTTTGTTGGTGCCTATGGTTACGGCTTTGCCGTCATACTTTAAGCGAAGCGCTAGGTTCAGTTGGTTTTTCATCGGGCCGCCTTAGTAGTCCTATTACAGTGCGCTCTAAGAATTGGAGCTTGTCAAAATCAGTGGGGGTCAGGGTTATATCCGCATAGCGCCAAGCGATTTCAGCCCTGGCATAATCAAGGGCGAGCTCGATGCCGTCTTTGCAGTATTGCCATTGGGTATTGGCAGTTGAAAGCGCCTTAACCGCTGCCCAGTTTTGTGGGAGTACGTATAAATCTGCTTTGCTTTTTTCAACCTCAACCGGTGCACCGAAATGGGCTAAATCATCGTCTAAATGTTTGCTATGTGTTGCTAGGTCGCCCAAAAACCACCTAGCAACGTCGATTAGTTTTTTTCCTGTACTCGATACTGCGCATTAATACACTCGGCAGACAACCGCCCAGTAATACCGCCAAAACACAGCATTTCATCTAACACGTCTTTTGAAAAGGTGATGTCTTTGCCTTCATCAATAAAGCCATCCCACCCAATCAGGAGTTGCTCAACGATGGCTTTATCCGTTGTGCTTTGCGGGTTGGTGAGCGTTTCAATGTCGTTTTCAGGCACCAATTTAATGTGTGCATTGAACTTAAATTCCACACCACCATATTCAAAATGAATGGGCGCATGGATGGTGGCGTCTTTTAACTTCGCTAATTTTTTTAATTTCATTTGGATCACTCAAATACTAAGGTTAATTCGTCAAAGCCACTGTCTGAAGGCACCAGCTTCCCGTCCAGTTCGTAGCCTGTGAGCTCACTTTCTAAGCTTGCATACTTGGGCGTGGGCATTTGGAAGCGCCCTAACAGTGTCACTTTGTTGCCTGCGCTTTGACCATGGTTAAACTCAAAAGGCCGAATGCTGCCAGCCAATTCAAACGGGTTGAAGATGGATAATGAGTCGCTAGTAACTGTGATGTTTGCGGTAGATTCATGGCCCGTTATAAGGATTTCTTCGTGATTTATGGCGCGGTCAAACACCACATTATTACCTACATCAACGGTGAGCTTGTGCAATGTGCGTGATAGACCATTTAACTTAAATGCACTGCTATTGTTTACACCCAGCGTTGAAGGCTTTTTCCAGCGAGACCAATCAACCGTTGGCGGGCCGCTAGATTGTATCGGCGCACTAAACAACCCTTTAAATTGCCAATTAACCATAGGCTGGCCTTTTTCCAAGTTAATGCTGAAGGTGCCAAGCATCTCAGTAATTTGATGGGTGTTTTGGCCAAAGCGCATAAGGCAGGTTGCTTTAGTAGCCGCACCTTTTGTGAATGTGACTGCGTTCGCGCTAGAGACTTGCACCATGCCACATGCTAATAGCAGCGGCGCAATGGCGGGGGCCGAGCCCGCGCTGCCACTCATGGCTAAGGGCGTCTTAAAGTTCAGCGTCACATGCTCGCCATAGATAATCTCCATGCTTGCGCCAGAGTGAGCACGCTCAATTTTGTCTTTTTCGGTTTCGGCCTCAATGTTAAATTCTACTTCACTGGCATATATCGCATGGTTGCCTGTAAGGGTGGTCCCGAGGGAGTCGGCCATAATTAGCCTGTCTTTAAATCGCCAGCTCATTTGCTTGCTCCTGGTTTAATGATGTCACCTTCAAGTACGAAAGCACCAGCGGCATGACTGCGATTGCCGTTTTGCTTCAACGCTTGCTGTACTTGATTGGCTATTTGACTAGGACTGAGCTTTCCAGGTTGTTGTTTGTCTTCTTTCATGTTGGTTCCTTGGTGTTGACAGTAATGTGCCCACTCACTGAAAACTGGCACTGGTAAATGAGGTTGTTGGTTTGAACGTTGAGCTCTACCATGCGGCCACGATGCAGCTTAATGGGCTCATAAGGTGTGAATGTAAGGCCAGCCAGCACCGTTTTAACTCGCTCGCGGAGTGTGTCAATTTGCTGGTCGGTTTTACGGTTTGCGCTATGACAAGGGATAACTATCATCACGGCAAATAGCTCCGTCACGGCGTATTCGTCTTGGCCTGTAATGCTGTTGGTTGGCTGATAGTCTTCATCCAGCGGCAACACATACAGCAAAGGCGTGTGCACTGATTTACTGCGCGCCTGGTTAAAGTCTTGTGCAAAACCCACCTTGGCAATACGCGCGTTATTTAAGGCCTTTTCAATGTGGTTTAAATCGAAATTAAACATGCTTTAAACTCCGTTTAAACAAGCCAGCCAGTGAGCGTTTCAACAATGGCTCCGGCTTGGTATTGTTCAATACCAATAATTGGGCGAGCAGGGAGCGTAACCGCATGGCCACGGCCTGTTTTACCCCCAAAGTGATGTATGGCGGCGTATTCTTCCCCTAAGCCATGTATCAATTCATCGCCTTCAACGTTGTGTGTGACAGAGCCTGCTAAGTTACGTTGGTCGGTCAGCGTTAACCCTTTACGCGCTTTTGCAGCTTCGGATTGTTCCCAGCGGGTGCCATCTGGTGCCAGTTCGTTTAAAAAGCGGGTGGTCACGTCCATATCTAAAAATGCGCCTATGTCGTCCAACACATCTTCAGGGACTTGGCTTTTGTGGTTTAACACTTGCAACTTCTCTAACGCATCGCCCGAGATATCAATGAATACGCCTGCCATGACTTAGTACCTTTGCCAATCAAAATTGCTCGCTAAAGGCTTGGTTTGAATAGGCCCAGACGCCATAGGCGAGGGCGCTTTAATTTGAATGGTCCCCGCCTCAATTTTACCAAGCTCTAGCATGGCGTTTTTACGCCTGGTCATTAGCCCTTCGTCGGCATCGTTGTTACATAGCTCATAACGCATCAAGTCTGCGGCAATACCCTGCAAAGGGGAGGCATCCACCTCTGCTTGTGTGAGTTCAAGCTTTGCCACATAACCCATAATGGTGTTATTCACGTTGGTTGAAGCGGTTTCAAACCAATTTAAAAGGGTGGTTTGAATATCTGTTTCTGGTGTTTCTAACAGTGCGGTTTTAATATCGTTGTCCGTGATGTTTTGTGCATCAAACCCAATCGAAAAACGACCATTGGCATAGTCAACCAATCGATTTACACCCAAGGTATTTACTGTGTGTTGTGTATTTACAAACATAGGTCTTTCCTTATTTATAAAGGGGCCGAAGCCCCATAGGGAGTTGATGGCTAAATAGTTAAGCTGGGGTCAGTACATCAGTGAGTAACATGCCGCACCCCTTGGCAATGATTTGCTCTTCGACCGATTCACCCACAATGACTTTGGTGCCGCCACGCAAACCCGCAGATACTGGCTTGCTACCCGATTCACGGTTCTTGTAACGGGCAGTGAGTCCAAAGGTCATACGTTTGTTTTCAAAGCTGGCCAGCGGGTCATGATAGGTCAGTGCAAGGTTGTCGCCCCAAGCGCGTTCAAAGATAGGCGCTTTACCTTTTTTGGCGATGTTTAATCGCGCCTGACCAATGTTGATATGCTCAATCTCAAGCGATTCTTTTATATAAGCCCAAGGCACGAGTCCTTCGTCTCCAGTTGTACCGTTATAGCCTTTAAGGAGCTTTTTATTAGTTCTAAGGGCAGTAGCAACTTTAAATGACATGGTCATGCTATTCGGTCGCATCAATGGCTCGTCGAGCAAGTTTAAGAGCCAGCGCAAGATATCCAGGTTTGGGTCATCCAGCTTTTTTAACCCCCCAGTGCCCAGCTTTTTATGAATACCGAAGTTGGTAGGATCTGAAAATTTTTGCGCTACGCGCACTTCACGGCCAAGCAGGACCAAGTCTGTAATGTTTTCAGTGGCTACATTCAAAGGGCTGTGGTTAGCGGGTGCATTGGTAATATCGTCGTTTGGCACAACGTCAGATAAACCATAATCAGTTACTCCACCTGTTCGCTCTTCATAACCAAATTCAACTTGGTTTGGTTCTGACTTACGGCCAATCTTGGTATCTGGTACTGTGAACTTATCCGCTAGATTGTACTCACCCCATTTATATTCGCGTCTGTTCACTGGCGCATAGGGGAGCAATCTATCTGCGATTAATTGGCGGTTGTTATAGGCAATAGCGATCGCCGTTTGTTGTACGTCGGGGGTAAATGGCATTCCATCACTCATGGCAATGCTCCTTATTTAATGATCACAAATGGGGCGATATGAATATCGACAATGGTGCCCGCGTCGCCTTTTTCGAGTACCTTGCCAGCTACGTGGATTTCGGTATCTTCTGTATGAGCGGCTGGGTCTAAGGGTATTGCGCGGCCTTCGCTATCGCTCACAGCGTATTCACCGCCCGCAAAGTCGCCACCTAGCTCTATGGGTGCAAGCTGTGTCATGACCACATCAACGCGCAACTTTTTGTCTGTGCCTTGCTCAGTAACACCTAAAATGGGGCTTTGTATGCCTGTTGCATTGGTTGCCATAAAGTCGCCAATATCAGCCGCGACAAAACGGTTTGCAGGCAATGGGGTGTCAGACTCAAAGTTTCTAATTAATCCTGGTATGGCCATTAGTTTGACTCCTGCGTAACGTGGTCCATGGCTGTACTTAGGCTGATTGTCACGCCCTTATTCGCTTGCGCACTTTGATACTCCACAGCTCTTTGAGCCAGTGCATCAGCTGAGTTATCAATCTCGGTTTCGTCGTTGTCGTCTTTGCGGCTGAATTCTTTGGTAAGCCCACTTTGCTCGGGCAATGAAAGCAGCAAGGTTTTAAAGAACTCTGCGGGGTTGGCCGAAGAGGTTTGGTTGCCATCACTTGCAGCAAATTCAAATGTGTTGGCACTGTCTGTTTCAAGGTGGGCCATGAACTCGGCCAAACCGTCTGTTTTGGTGATACGCGGGGCGTTGCCACCATTGACCTTGGTATCAATAAACGTTTGCGCATCAAACTTACGTTGGTTGAATTCATGTTCAGCGTTACGCTTGTTCGCCGCGTCCAGTTTGGCCTGCAATGCTTTCTCGGTGTCGGTGGGTTCGTTTTTAGTTTTGTCACTCACTTCTTGTTCCTCGGGGTTATTGGAAGGTGCGCTAAAGGCATGGTTGCCAAAGCGCTGTTTGTCTTGTTCGTGTTCAGCGATGATGGTTTTGCGGTTAAGCCAGTCGGCTTCCCAATTTGGAATGAGGCGGTTTGCGGTCTCTAGGTCATGCTGCTCAATCACCCACTCACGCAAGTTACCCATAAAGTCGGTAAGTAAACGCGCGGTTTGCATCGCAACATCTTCTACACGCTCACTGGCTTCACCGGCAGTAAACTCAAAGACAGCGCCTTTTGACTCCTCATTGAATTGCCAAGGCATGCCCGCAACAGCAGGGGCTTTGCCACCCAAGTAACCAACGTGACCTAAAAAGTAATTACCTGGTTCACCCTCTATACGTACACTGCGATTGGGGTAACGCTTAGCTTCAACCGCTTCTGCAAACTCAGTGGCAACGTCTTCTGCTTTGGCAAACAACTTACCGTCTTCAACTTTTAAGTCGCTGACCCAACCCCATGCAGGGTCGTTGGTTTTAGGGTGGCCAATCACCAAAGGGCTAGTTTTAGGAATAAAGTTTGTGACCACAGAATCTAAATCTGCGGCGGTAAACTCTTGGGTATTGCCGTTTGAATCTGTATGGGTGCCAGCAGTAAAAATCTCGTACCAGTCAAACTCAGTGTTTTCCATGTTGGGTGCTCATCGTTGAATCAATGAGCTCAGAATAGCGGGGGAGAAATAGAAAATTAGGCGTAAAAGGTTTTACATATAAGGTGGTTAGAGCAATTTAATAGATTAAACAGGCAATCAATTTGGATCAACAAATTCCTATCTTCGTACATGTTTTCCAATGAAAAAAACCAGCAACTTAGTGCTGAACCTGACTTTTCCAGCCTAGTGAACAAAATGATTTGATTACCTGTTGACATATTTATTACATTTAATCTGCCGTCAGGTGATGTTGGCCTGATAATTGTTATTTAAGGAGAAAGTATGTATAAAAAAACGATGCACACAAGTAGGTTCATGGAGTTAATTGGCCTTTTAGGCGTGCTATTTTTAATCCCGTTTATACAGTTTCAAATTAATGAAATTGCTAGCTATGAAGACAGGTATCACAGAGAGGAGATAAAGGCCGTTACTCGACAGGTATATAACGATGTACAAAAGCTGATTTGTGAGCAGCTAGGCGAACAAGCGGGTAATCATGATTGCACCAAAGGTGTCTATCAAGATGGAGTCGTTCAGGTCGCGATTGAAGCGCAGGAAACATTTGCTGAATTTCGTGCTGAGTTTGTTAGAGATTATTGGATCACGGTGGGCGTTTTTGGGTTTGTTATTTTGACTGCTGCATACATAGGTTTTAGGCGAGAGTATCGTCTAAAAGAACAAGAAAGCTAAAGCGATTAAGTTAAGTAGTGGTAACTTTCACCCGCAAAGTTACCACCCAAATCCGACACAAGCCCTAAATCCAGATTGAAACCATGTTTAAAACCGCTTTAAAAACGCCTCAGATTGTTTAAACCTATTTGAAATGCATCATCCTATGACATTCACACTTTAAGTACCTAGAGTGGCTTTCTGTGTGATTTTTCTGTTTTTGAGGTAAATCTACTATGCACTTTTACTTTCATACGAATTGATTACCTTTCCAACCTTATAAAGAACGAATAAAAACATTTATACATATTTAATTTTTGTGTACATTTTATTTACACTAAAGTTACGAGCTTTTGCTTGAGGTAAGGATGACCTTCTATTTGTGCTGTATTTGAAGTCATTCTAATAAGGTTGAAATAGGAAAAGTATGGCAATTAAGCATTTGATAGTTCACGTAGTAAAGCGTGATAAAGATGGCGAAAAGCTATTTACACAACACAAAGAAGAAGAGAATAAATTAGATGACAGCTCTTCAGTGCTCACTAATGGACTACTAGATATATTTAAAAGCGCACACCTAAACATAGGTGAGTTCGCATTAGATGGAGATACAGAGAGTACCCCTATCTTTGAGAAGCGCCTGTCTGAATACTACAAAGAAGACCACGACAAACTGCAATGTACAAATTTTGTTGAATTGACAACAAGGCTAGCAAAACACTTTGAACATGTGCTGGTACAAGACAGCCTACACTCAGTGAAAGGAGGTTACCTTGTATTTTACGAATATGAGCAAAGTGGCCATCAATGGCTTGCGGTTGCAATACTCACTAAAAGCGATGGCGTCGATATATCAAACAACTTGGAAGTAGTACTCAGTCAAATTCTCGACTTAGGCAAGCTACAATTAGGGGCAACAGTTAACCTGACCCAATGGCATGACCAGTTAACAAGTCGATACATTAAATTCAGAAAAGGAGTTGGTAAAGAATTTCGTGACTATTTTGAAAAATTTGTTGGGTGTCAACGGGACAAAGATGCTGCTAAGCAAGAAACTCGGTTCTTAAAAGCCGCAATAGAGGGTTATTCGATTCAGTCTGGCTTTTCTAAGGAAGTTACCTCTCAAAAAGTAGAAAGGGCCCACTCACACATTAAAGAGTGCATTAAAGAAGGAACTACCGTCACGCTCACGGGCGTTGCTAACGCAGTATTCCCAAACGAGTCAAACGAGTTCTCTATTTATGCGAAGCAAGAGCACAATATCTCTGAAGAAGTAGCAATCGACAACTCAACATTGAATACCTATTTAAAAATATCCGGTAGAGGTAAAGGTATTTCTATCAGCTTTGATAGAGAATTGTTGGATAACGTAATAAAATATGAAGACGATAAGCTCATATTTGAACAAATCCCCGACTCATTAAGAAAAGATATTGAGCAAGAACTTGAAAAGCGAAAACAAGACCAAAAAGTACTAGAAGATAAATGTCAGCAAGCATCCTAGAAGTATATAACCATGTATTTTCACGCTTAAAAAGCGTGGAGATACTTGATAAAGAAGTAAAAGGTAAGCTAAATCTCACTGAAGAATTGGCTAGTAACCTTATGGCCCTTGAAAAAGAAGGGCTTACTTCCGGTGCGTATAGTTTTACCAAGCGAGGAAAGTCGGCTGGGACAGTTACCCTAGGTGAATTAAAATCAGGACATTATGCTGATGATATTGAGTTTGAAATTGACCTACTAACCTTTTATCAAACTAGTAAGCTTTCAGTGTGTAAAGACTGGGATCAATTTTTATCTTTTTCAAATGTGTTGGAATCACCCAAAACTAGTGTGTTTTTTGTTTCAACAGGTGAATTAGTCAGTGCCACATCAAAAGATGAGAAGTTCAAAAACTACCTCTCTATGGTCGAGGCATATCAATTTATAAAATCACTTGCCAATGCGACTGAAGGCGGTAATGACACCATCATTTATGAGCGGCCTCTTAAATTTGACTTTACTTTAACTGAGGCAGATTTAGAGCATCCAGTAAATATCGATGCACTTAAAAAGCTCCAAAAAAAGGACCTACACACCGAAGCAATCCATTGCCTGATATGCCAAGAGCTAGTGAGTTTTTTAAAAGATAAAGACGTAAAAAAACGGTTTAGCTACCTTGTTCAAAATATGGACTCATTAACCTCTAATATACTCTTAAGTTATCAGAGCTACGTTGAAAATTACACGTTTGATAAAGTTAGAAAAGAGTATTTAGAGAAGCGGACCGAGTATATCAGTAAAGTACATGATACTTTCGATTCGGTTGCAACTAAGTTGCTCTCTCTTCCTGCTGGGGTTTGGTTTGCCACCTCTGAAATAGAAGTTATACCTGTTAAATCTGGGTTGGAAAGTTTTGAGTTCGTTAAGAATGTAGCGGTTTTATGTACCATGGTATTAGCGGTTATCTTACTTACAATAAACTTATTAGGTCAGTTTTCTAGCCTGAGAGCGATTCGTGGTGAATATACAGAAGTGTTTAAGAGCCTTGAACACAGTTTTGAAGAAGAGAAACAAAACATAAAAGAAGCCTTAGCAGGGATTGAAAGTGCCCGTACACAGGTATGTATTAAACTTGGCTTTTCAATATTCGCTTCAATTTCATTACTTGCCTTGGCCATTTGGATTTTTTGCAAGGCATATCCTTGGTGATACTACGCACGTAATAAAAAATTATAGGGCCACTAAAAGGTAAATGAAAAGTTACCGGGTAAATTAACAAATGAAACTTTCATTTATGACGAATAGATTAGTTTAGTTCACTGAGAGTAATCAAGAGTTTAATTCTTCTAGGCAGGCTAGGTAAGTTGTAGAACATTTTACAGTGAAATCAAAAAAGCCGCTAAATGCGGCTCGTTATTCAAGCAGCTTGTTAAGCAAGTTATTGTTGAAGTTGGCCAGTACACTGGTACTCTTTTGTAATCAACCAAGAGTTACAACCATTGGCCGATGGAGAATTACAGTTTTTTGTTACTCCACCGAACGCCTCTGCGCTTGAATACCCCCATGCCTGGCATCTTTTTGACGCTACTCTTATTGCTTGCTCTTCGCTTACCGTTGGCGATTCAAATAACCCGTGTTGATAAGAGAGCTTTACTGTACCGTCAGATTTACTTCCGCCTGTAGCAGACCAGTCTTTTTGAGTCGACATACAACCCGTTGCTAATAAAGCTACTAGTGATACAACCAAATGTTTTTTCATTTCTATTTTCTCCACGTCCTATGAGTGCAGAGTTATTAGGTTGGACGTTAACCCTAATAATCATCACATCCTTTCCCTAATCTCTCTTTCAATATCTTCCTTACTCTTTCTATCTCTCTCAATAAGCGGGAAGACGATCTGAATCTTGGTACCTTTACGCGACGACTTAAGCTTAAATTTGGTTTTGTATGACTTGGCTACATCGCTCATTTTATACAGGCCTTCGCCGAAGTGGAGGCGAGAACGTAGCGGTATGCCAATGCCGTCGTCTTCGATATTCACGTGAATCTTAGATCTAAGCTTGTGCACGAATACGTTAACCTCAGTGCCTTCTGAGTGGTGCACAGCGTTACGAAGGCCGTGATAAACAACGGCGTAAATGTCACGCTCTAATTGTGGGTCTAGCTTTACGTTGCCGATTACTGTTTCAAAGTTAACTTTAATTTTTGCCTGCAAGCTAGACTGCACTTGTAGTAAATCTAAACCAGCTAGCAATCGTTGTTCGCCTAGGTATGGGCCGTTATTCACAATAGGTGTTATTAACTCAGAGACCTTGTCGAACTTAACTAGCCCCTCGGTAAACATCGTGTCATCACTAGAGCTAACCAAAGCTTTGCCTTGTTCTACAAGCATCGCTATTTGTCCTAAGTTACTGCTTTGGCGCTTTTGCTCATTTTGGCGGAACACTCTTCTGAACGACTGAATCCAAAAATAAATAAACAACGCAATCGCTGTCGCTATAAGCAGAGCAACAATTAAGTAAACGACCATAGCAGTAGGGGAGTTATACCAGTGTGAACGAACGTCAAACACGTAAGTGGCTGGTTCGCTCGCTACATTGCCAACAACTTGTCTGAACTGAACTTCATAGTGCTCTGGGAATAAGTTGTTAAGCTGAATCATAGGGCTCAACAATTTTACCCAACTGCCTTCATTTAAGCGGTATTCATACTTAACGCCTTCGTTGTGCTGATACTGAAGGTTGGTGATCGCAATATTGACCCAGTCTTTCTGGTTTATATCTAAGGCGTCTTTATTGAGAACAAAGCCCTCATTTGTACTCACATAGCTTACTACTGGGGGCGCTATTGATTGCTCTTTAAAGTTTGTCATTTCAATAAACGCGCTATCACTCACAGCAATTACTACATTGTCAGCAACTCGAACGCTGCCAATCATGAATGAATGGTCTTTCGTTTCTCTTATTAGCCTTGATGAATCTTGGTCTTTGGCGATGGTGTGAATGCCGTTATTAGTTAACAAATAGAGTACGTCCCGTACTTCTACAATTTCTTTAATATATTCAGGTGAGGGGACTTTAACCCAATTGCCGTCGACCTTTTTTAATAAGCCTTCTCCGTAAGTCGCCATATATAACACACCATCTAGTATCGCGACATCGGCTACTTTAGAAGTGCCCTGGTATTCTCTGTAGACTGATCTGGGTGAGTCAATTCGGTCAAGGCCAGCAGCAGTGCTAATGTATAACTCGCCACCAATCTCTGTTACACCTAGAACTTCATGGCTTGATAGCATGGAATTGTTATTAAATTCTTCATAGTTTAATTTCGAATTAAACTTAACAACGGCTTCTTCATCTGTCGCAAGATACAAAAACTCTGCAATAACTGATGAGTTAATTACATAACCGCCATAGAGTTTGTCTACGCTACGTCTTTCGGTATCAACAGCAAAAGCACCAACGTCAGTAGACACAATTACTTTTCCGGCAAAATGAGAAAAGGCCGTTACTTCAAAGTCTTTGCCTTCGCCAATTTCAGTGTTAATCCATTCGATTGGTTTACCGTTTACGTATACACCTTTAGTGGTGCCTATCCACCATTCTTTACCAACGCGTTCAATAATATTGTACTTTGAACCAAAGCCCAGATTAGTAACGCGCGTATTACCTTCAACTATGCCAAACTCATTAATGTTTAGGCCCCAAAGCTTTTGGTTGTTGTCTGCAAATAGCGATAAGTACGTTTTACGACTTGAATTAATTTTGGTTCTAGCAACTTCTAGGGTAGATAAAGACACCTCGTTAACTTCGTCACCGTCTGTGTAATAAATCACATAAGGAGCTACGTAAGTTAAGTTGTCAGCGCGCTTTACGTTGTAGTTTGTGATGCTGCTGTCTTGCAGCTGGGAGTAGTATTTTAAATGGTCGTCGGCAAAATATATTGCGCCGTGTGGTGTTACTTCAAGATCACCATTTTTGATTTCTTGATCTATGACCTTATCAGAACGCCCATTATTTATATGGTATAAACCTTTTTCAGTTAAGGCGTATACATTGTCGTATCTAGACTCAAGGTCTATTAGTCTCTCTTGACCGGATATTCTCGTTCCGTATTGGCCTGTTGCGAGGTCGTACTCAAGAACTTGATAATCCTCTTGAGTGAATAAGGCGTCACGGGTAACTTCTATGTTGTGAGCATCAGTCTCAGCAAAAAAGCTTGCTTCGTATGTATTCAAATTTAGGGACCAAACTTGCCCCGAAGAATACAAAACATAAGCAATATTTGATTCGCTTATTTCTAAGTCTCGTGCCGAGCCAGCGGGCAGTGCGGTAACTTCGTTAAGCTTTACAATGTGCTCGCCATCGTATTTCAAAACGCCTTCATGCGAAGAGAAATACATATAATTGTTCTGATCTTGAGCCACACCATTAAGGTGTTCAAAGTTTAGCGCTTGGCACAGTCCGCTCTGTAATATCAAAGCAGAGGCTATAATCCTTGACTTCAACATAGCGAAGAATTCCTTCTTGCAAGGGGGATTCATTCCCCCTCATGTTAATTTAGTGACTAGCTTGAGAGTTATGATCTCTTACACCACAACCAGCCAATACTACAGGTATTTGCGGTTTAGTTTCTGATGCTTGGTCCAAACTATTTGTTTCACTTATACTAACACGTGATAACAAATTGTTAAGTTTATTCGTTTTATTTGATTTCCAATTGATGTCTTGCTCTCGTGGAGCGAGGATAAATAGGTAAGTTGGCTTGCGTGGGTCCGAGGCATTTTGCTTGGTTTGCCAGGTATCCATAACCGCTTGGCCTGCGGCCTCGCCGTAAAGGTGGGTGTATGCAGCGGCAATTAACTTAGCGCCAGAATCACTCATTACCATAACTGCAGTGTTTTGGTAGTCGCTACCACAGTCAAACGACACATCTACATTGAGTGTGCTGCCATCTGGTAGTAACAAATCGGTATTCATGTGCTGTACACGAGCTCTGTCTTGCAAAGGTTCTAGAGCGAGAGAGGGGGCAGACAGCAATCCAAACGCGAGCATTGCTGTGGCAAGTTTTGTTTTAATCATAATCTATCCTTTAAAAGGCCATATAGAGCGCTCCTTCCGCAATGGTTTTAACCATGACTTCGTTAAAGTTATGCTCAAATGTTTTTTCGATTAACATTGGCCTTAACTTTTTACGTACCAGAAGTTCACGCTCTGCATCCAAGTTTTTAGGGTAAAGTAAATCATCTATTATCTGTTCAACAAGCGCGATAGCAGCTAGTGCGTCTTCAGCACTATTTCTGCTTACTTCTTCACTCTTTGTTGGTTCTTTTTCTTCCGTAGAGCTACTGCCCGATGCTTGGTCTACTTCAATACCAAACACCTCATCCAAGGAAATCTTTTCTTTCTTACACATGCTCACAATCGCTGCGTAAGGCAACGAGCGCTTCTTCTTAGCCATTGCAATTACGCTATGTGAAAGCCCAAGCTTCATTGATAAAGCTCTATCGCTTTTAACAGCAAATCTTTTTTGAAGCCGATCTACAACTTCTTCAATTTCCAAATCGATACTATCGTCTATCATATTTAACAGTCAATATCTTTTTTATTTAACGACAAAAGTTTCACTTGAATATTGACATCTGAAATATTTACCACTAGTTTGATAAAAAAACAAACGTATATAATATTTAGCGAAACAAAACACACTATAAGGTAAATCTATCATGACAAAGAAAAAAATGACATTTGAAGCCATCAAGAAAGAGCTTATTGCCAAAGATATTCAATTCTCTGATATAGCAAAAGCCGTGGATGTTACTCCTAGTCACGTATCTAACGTGGCAAGAGGCAGTGCTACATCTATGCATATCGCGAAGGCAATATCTTTATCTTTGGGGAAACCTTTAGAACATGTATTTGGAGAGGACTACTCCCATACCAAAAAACGTGGACCTAAAGATCGCACTCAAAGACGCAATCAAATCATTGAAGCTATCCAAGCTGGTAAGCCAGTGCCAAGCCCAAGCATGAACCTATAGAACTACCAAGTCTAGGTTAATTTAAGGAGATTTTTACCATGTCTGAGAACCAAGATTCCATCAACATTTTAGATAGTGAGATTCCGCCTGATTGCGAAATACTCCATCACTTTAGTCAATGCGTAAATGCCTGTATGCGTAGGTGTGGGTTTACCCGTAATGGCCTTGCCCAACGTATGAACGCTGCACTTAAAGTAGACATAGTAGAGGTAGATGAAGGCAAACTAAATAAATGGTTTGCACCAAGCCAACCTACATCAATGCCAATTCAATACTTACCGGCTTTATGTTGGGCGATTAAAAGTGTTGAGCCTGCCAATGTACTGCTCATGCCATTGATGTATAGCGCTTCAGACGAACGCGCCAAAAAACTGCAAGAAGCCTCAGAGTGTGAGGTGCAAATGCGCGAACTGCAAGATAAGCGCGAATCCATCCTCGAAGCAGTCAAAATCAAAACCTAATTTCGGAGCTTAAAACCATGCCTATCAAAGACCAAGATCTGTCTGAAATTCGGAGTTTATATGCGTAACCAAGAACTGGCTGAGTTAGTAAATGACCAGTCTCAAGATGAGATCAATCATCAGATTGCTCAAATTGAATCCCCGCTAAATATTGTGATGCCAAACACTATTGAAGAGTGTATGGACAGAGTCGTTCATTTAGCGAATCGTCAGTTCTGCGATGCAGCCGAGATGGGTTTTATATTGCTTCAAGTGAAATCAGAGACAGAGCATGGAATGTTTTACTCACTTTTAAATGAGCGAAAGATCCATAAGCGCACGGCCCAAAGAGCTATGGCAGTCGCCAAAATGCTTCAAGCGTTGCCAAAACGCAAATGCGACACCGTGTCGCTTTTAAATTTCAGTCAAAAACAACTCACTGAGCTCACCAAAGTTCCAATCGAAACGCTAAAAGAACTAGACGATGAAGATTATGAAGTACTAGCTGAGACTTCTAGCAATGCTATTAAGCAGCAAGTCGCTGATTTGATGAAAGAGCGTGACGACCTACAAATAGCAGCAGCTCAAGCCATTAATGACTTACAGCATGAAAAGCTGCGTAAGGTCCCACAAGTACGTTTTGACATGCATGTGTTTATTAGTGAGATACGCAAAGACGCCATTTGTAACACAGAGCTATTAAACGAAGCGCTCGTAAACACCATTACGCAGATCACGCAATTGTGTGATAACCGCCAGCTGGACTTTGATTCGCGTGTGAGTGCTGCGCAAGTTCTGCATCACACATGGGCTGCAATCTACACCCAAATAGGCACTGCGCTTGAACGTTTAAGTGGTGAGTTTGCTGGGCATATTGAAGGCATAGAGCACCTACCGAAATTTACCAAAGCTGAGTGGCAATACGTAGAAACAGAACGTAACCGGCTGCTCGAACAGTTTTTACTCAACAAGCAAAGCAAGGAGATTAAGTAATGCATCCTGCTGTGATTAGATTTAACAACTTACCAGCCATTGTGAGCCAAAGTGCATGGTCAGAGGCCAGCGACAAAGCCCGTAAAACAGCACAAAACCGCACTGCACTGGTAAAGCTTTGGCTCTCTAGTGGTTTAAGTGTTGATAAGGCACGAACAGCACTGATTGAGTCAATAAATAGTGGGCTAGTAACACCTGCCATACACCAAGCTGTTGCCGACCTTGGCAAAGTACCAACACGTGCAACAGCCTTTAATTGGGTTAATGCGTATAAGCTCGAAGGTGTTGAGGGCTTACTACCCAAGCACAAAGGCCGCATGCCCGCACAGCCTAAATGGGCTGCAAGAGCCTTAGAGCTATACCACTGTATTAACTCGCCCAGTTTTGCACTGGTTGCCGAAGACTTAAAAAAGCTCGGTTTTGATGCAACGGCAAGCCAAGTTAGGCGCTTTATTAATAGCATGCCGCACGAACTTGGCCCGCAAAGCCCTTACCGTATGGGCGCAAAGCTTTACCGCGAAAAGCACAAAGACTTTATTATTCGCTCGACTAAGCATATTGCCCCTGGCTTTATTTATAACGGCGACGGCCACCAAGTTGATGTGTATGTTGCACACCCAAAAACGGGTAAAGCATGGCGCTTTGAGTTAACCGCGTTTCAAGACGTGGCGAGCCGCTGCATTGTAGGGTGGGAGATAAGCGAGTCAGAAAATGCCATTGCTACCATGACGGCGTTAACCCGCGCAATTAAAACCCATCAGCACATTCCTAGCATGTTGTATGTCGATAACGGCAGTGGTTATAAGTCAAAAATGATGTCTGATGAATGCTGCGGTGTTTATGCGCAGTTTGATATTGAAGTGATTTTTGCCATACCCGGTAATGCCCGTGCCAAGTGGATAGAACGCTTTTTTAAACATATGGAAGAGCACGTGGGTAAACGCTTTGAAAGCTACTGCGGCCCAGACCACAACGAGCGCGAAAAACTCAAGCTGCTTAACGATGTGAAAAAAGGCAAGCGCGAGCTGCCATCTTTAGACCAATGGATAGCAGAGTTTAAAGCGTTTTTAGAGCACTACCACAACAGCCCACACCCAGAAATAAAGGGCAAAACCCGCATGCAAGTATGGGAAGAAGGGCTTATTCAAGAGCAGCCAGCAATAGCTGACTTTGTGGTCCTGCCTAGAGCCAAAGTTAAAGTAGCCCGTGGCCAAATCAAACTACACAAACGCGTTTATACAGCTGATTACTTATTTCAATTTAACGGCAAAGAGCTGGTTGCAGGTTATGACCTGCACGACGACACCTACCTTGTGCTGTATGAGCAATCAGGTGAGTTCATCATGAACTGCCGCATTAAACACAAGGTTGAGGCACTGCCAACAAGCCGAATTGAAGAAGCCGACCTTAAGCGATTGCAAGGCCAAGAAAAGCGTATTCAAAACCAGCTGTCTGAAAAGCGAGCAAGAGTAGATAAAAAGCGTGTGATTGATGTTGATGCCGTTGAAGAACTGGCCGCAGACGTTAACGCCATTCCTGACATCGAACCTGAAGTATTAAACATGGACCTTTCAGATTTTGAGGTTGACCACGTTACCCCAGTTAAAAACGAATACCAAATAGATTTAGGAGACATTCATGAGTAAGTTCACCAACCATTACAGCGAAGAACAACAAATTCAAGTAAAGCTAATTAACGAAGAGATTGAGTTTTATGCCCTTGGCCCACAGGACTATTGCTTGGGCTATGACTTAAACCAAGTAAACGCAGTACTTACCGGCAAGTCGCCAATAAACCCTAAAAAGCTTTTGAGTGTTTTGTGGACGCATTTTTTTGGTGACTTTGACCCGAATGAGTTTAGCAGTGAGAGTGGCTTTGCGGACTGTTATAACCCTAACGATAAGGTACTTGTAGCGCGCATTAAAAAGCGCATGACCGATGAAGACATTGCAAACCAAGGGGTAAACAGTACTTATATAGCCAAGAAGATTAATAAGTCACCCTCAACAGTGAGCCAGTTGCTCTCTGGTAAGTATGCAGCAAGCCCAACCAAGTACTTGCATGACATTTATGCCATTGTTGCACCCGCAGGCACCGATGCCGCAGACGACAATGCACATGACGACAGACCTGTTATTAACATTCGATACGGCGAAGTGCCTTTTGTGCCAACCAGCGTTGCTAAGGTGATTTCACTTGCATGTGAACATGCCAGAGCAAGAAGACGCTTTTCTGTTGTGGCGGGCCAAGCTGGCATTGGCAAAAGCAGGGGGCTGGAGCGTTACTGTGAAGAAAACCCGTTAGCAATATTGATTATTGGCAGTGAACAAACGACCAGTAAACAAGTGATTGAGTCACTATGCACCACTTTAGGCCTCCCTAAAAAATCAAGTGTGGCTAAAAACATAGAGAACATTGTTCGAACCATCGAAAACACCGAGCGCATCATTCTTTTAGATGAAGCCGACAAATGTAAGCCCAGTGCATTGGACCCACTGAGAACAATTTCAGATGCGGCTAAAGTGGGTGTGTGCTTGATAGGTAATATTCAGCTTGTCGATAAGCTTCAAACCAACGAGCGCTATGAGTTGATCTCTTCTCGAGTGTGCTTTTGGCCAAAACCGATTGGTGAGGTGCCAATTGAGGACATCAGAAATTTATTCAATGAACTTACCCAAGGCACAGTGCCCCTAGAGTCCGATGACGACCAGTGGTGGCAATGGCTTCATAAAAGGGTAGAGGGAAACTCAAGGCTCCTAGTCGAAAACCTACTCCCTCACATCCTGAGTCACAGCCGGAAAAACCCAAACAAAAAGTTAGACAAGCTCTTGGTGAACTCAATCTTCGCCAATGTACTGAATCAACAAGCTGTATAAAACAACGAGCCTAGCGGCAACTGGGCTCATTAATTAAGGAAAACACCATGTTAAGAGTAAAGATATATCACCATACCTTTGGCGGTCATTTTGTATTAAACGACACGCTTACCGATCAACATATGCTCAATGTGCTCGCCATGAACGACCCAAAAGGACGTATTCTGGATAGCGTAGAGGGCAATGTTGCCGTGGCTTTTTGTATCTTCCTAGGGGAGAGGTTATACGAGTGCAAGCAATTAGTGAAGGTAAAACAACAGGTAAGTTTTACCACGCTTTTTACCTGTCTATATTCTAACGTCGCAAAAATCTGTATCGACGATACCAAGACTTGGGACTTCGAGTTAGAAGAATTTGCCGTATTTCCAGAGCACCGAGTAGAACACGTGGAGAATGCAGCATGAACCCGATGATTAAAGCGATAAAAGCAGCACAGCGCGCAGCCAACATTGACCAAGTGGTGCATGTTAAAAACGTAAAATACATCAGCGGCGGGCTGACCAATAGCTGTACTGGCCTGACACCTAATCAGCAACGGGCATTGTTAAAGCGATATCAGGATATGGCGCCTAAGTATGAAATGCCAAAGCAATTAAAGCTGATTTATAGCCTTTGGGGCCAACTGGCCCGTGCGGGAAAAGTCGAAAAAGACTCAAAACAAGCATGTGATGCCTTTTGTGAGAAGTTTTGTGACGGTAAGCGCCTATATAATGCCGAAGGTCACTGGCAAGCAGTGACTGAGATATTAAAACAATGGTTAAATCGTAAGGAGACGAATCATGCCTAGAGGTGAACCAATCCTAATTAACCCAGACAGACCGCTTTACGAAGAGGCCCAGTACGATAACTTACCGCCAAATATTAAGCGTATTGGCAAGCTTAGGACTAAATGGGATGAAACAAGAGAAATGCAAGCCGCATCAAAAGAGTTCAGTATTGAGTCGCTCCTTGAGGAATTAGACGATGGCTGAGCATGAATTGGATGCATCTTTGCTACCACATGGGCTTAGGTTGTTTGTAGAAATTATGGGGCTGGATGATGCAGTAAAAGCCTTAAGTGAAGAGCAGGGCAACTTGTTTTTTATTCCCGATAAGCCAACGCCTAACCACGAATTTTGTAAGCGGTTTAGCGTTGATATGGCAAGGGCGTTATCTAACCATGCTGGTAGTACTTACCAAATACCAAAGTTGGACAAGATTTTGATCCAGCTTAGAAACATTAAGATAAGACAGGAGTTTAAGCAGGGCGCTTCAGTCCAAAATTTAGTAAGACGCTATAAGTTGACCAGACAAATGATCAACTTAATAGTGACCTCCGAAGCCGATGGCGCACCGATAGTAGTTGGCGATGCGCACAAGCAGATGGAGTTGAAGTTGTAGTTTAGTTAAAGAGTGATCAGCCTTCATTGTTAGGTGTGGGGGCTGGTTTCAATGGTTCTTGAATATGGCCTATCAGATTTTATTTTCGCGAAGGCAAAAATGTTCGAAAGCAAACTCCCTCCCCAGCTCATTTTTGGGCATAAACGCGTTAGAGATGAAGGGCAGCTGTGTGCCAGAAGCGGTAGCTCTTAACGCTTTGCTAAACGGTGGAATAAACTGGGGTGATTTTTGCCTGCGAAGCAGAAAAGCAAAAAGCGCCACAGTTTATGGAATCCGTTTTGAGCAACTTGTTATATTTCATTAACTTGCCATTCAATTTGTTCTTTTGGCACAATAACTTGTTGATAGTTACTCGTGACACCTTTTTCAGATAATAATACATGTTCAAATGGTGCACTAACATCAAACCATTCTCCGGAAGTGGATACAAAACCATCAAATTCAAACTTTGAAAGGTCTACTACTCTCCCACTTATCCAGTCTATAGCTTGTGTTTTGGCAACGCATATAATTTCATGTGTTGGAACCGCATTATGAAAGAACACTCTGCTATGTTTGTCTGCTTCATAATCACTGCCAGTGCCATAAATAATTAAACTTTCATTCGGATTACAAATGACGCGTTCTACAAGAAGCTCCCAATTAGATTGAGCCCAATCGTGAAAAAAGTCATCAAACGAAACCGCGAAATCATCGGATCGGTTTTCGGCCTCTTTTGCATATCGCTCGTAAGCAAATTTGATCATTTCAAAACCCGCAACTAATTGATTTCTAAAATTCTCCATTGCTGGTGTTAAGAGCTCTACATTCATAAATTTAGCCACAAGATTCGATTGAAATATAACAATTTAATATCGACCCAATGGGACGTTTTCCTACCACTAGTTGGGTCGCTTATCTGATTGGTCCAGTTTTACCATAAATAATAACATGTTGCTACATATCACCATTTTATGGTCATGGTCTTTTACCAAATATATAAAAACGACCCATTTGGTCGTTTCCATGACTACAGGGGCAAGTTGCTAGTTAAGGAGCTGAAAAGCAACGTTCTCAAAAAACTAGTGTTGCGACTGTCAAATTTTTGCTTTAGCCTAATATATCGGCTTTACCTCAAAGCACCGTAAAACATTTTACACCTAATTTCCCACCTCTAATTTGCCAGACTAACCATGTGATCAACCACATGTGGAAATGGCATGGAAAAACTAAAACAACAACTGATTGACCATGAAGGATACGAGCATACAGTGTATGTTTGCCCAGGTGGCTACCAATCGATAGGCGTTGGCAGAAACCTAGAGCACAGAGGGCTGACTGACGACGAAATCAATTACCTGCTTAACAATGATATTGCCGATTTTACTGCCCAAGTAGAAAAGCACATTGATACCTCAAAATGTAACCCTGCCCGCAAAGCTGTTCTAATAAACATGGCCTTTAATCTTGGCATTCATGGTTTGTTAGCTTTTAAGAAAACCATTGCAGCCGTTGAGCGCGGTGATTGGGATAAAGCTGCAATTGAAATGTTCGATAGCCGCTGGGCAGTACAAGTGGGCGAACGCGCCGACCAGTTAGCCGAACAGATGAAGACTGGGGAATGGTATGACGCCTGAGCAAGAGAACCAGTTGTTCCAATCAATTGGCCAGATTCAAGCAACCCAAACATCTATTTTGAATGAAGTTAGACAGATAAAAACTGACCTCAATGCCCGCGTTGATAAGCTTGAAACACGCGTTGAGAAAATCGAAGACAAGGTAACGCACAACCGAATTAAAATTGCATCGATGGGTGGTGGCGCTGGGTTAGTCGTGGCCATGGCTGCTGAAGCATTAAAACTCGGTGGGGGCTCTTGATGGCGCACCCAGAAGATAAAAAGAATGCGGTTAGACACAGCTATGTGAGTGAACTTTTGGCTTTATCGGTTGCTGCGATTAAACACACCGTTGCAGACAGCACAGCAAGGCGCTGGAAAAGTGAGGCCAAAGCGGCGGGTGATGACTGGGACTTAGCCCGAGCAGCAGCACGCAAAGCTACAGGCCCTGCGGGTGAATTTACCCAAGACTTTATTGAAGAGTTTACCATTCAAACCAATGCGACCTTTGAGCTAATCAAACAAGACGAGGGGCTTTCAATTGATGGTCGTATTAAAGCCCTTAATCAACTCAGTGATACATACACAAAAATCATGAAGCTCAGTGGCGGTAATAAGTCTATTGAAAAGCGTGCTGTTGCTGCCGATGTGCTTAAGAAACTCGCAAGCTTTGTATCTAAATATCACCCTGATTATGCGCAGCAATTGGTCGAGATTTTAACTGCATTTGGTCCTCAACTTAGTAGCATGTTGGACGACTAATGGCCGATATCAGTAACAAAGAGTTCTTAGAAGAACTAGAACAAATTACAGCTGCGCTTAGGATTGATATTGAAGCTAAGCAACGCGATATTGACCCAAGCCCAGAAGCGATTTTAGAGCGAAGACAGCGCGTATTGGGCGGTGATTTTGAGTTCTTTGTTTATACCTATTTCCCGCATCATATGTGGCTAGATGAAGGCCAAAATCCCAGTGAGTTCCAGCAGTATTTTATGGACTGGTTTCCTGAAGCCATTGCTTTAGAAAACGGTTGGAAAAACTGGTTTGTAGCACCCCGAGGCGAAGGAAAATCAACACTTTGCGTTAAACTCGCACCTGTTTATGTCGCTGTTTTGGCGTTACTTCAAGACGAGGCAGTATGCAATGAACTAGGCCTTACAAAGCCTGAACTGTTTATAGATTACGCCATTTTGTTTGGCGCTGAAGCCAAAATGCCCGCTAAAACACTTGAGGTGGTTAAAACCGAGTTATTAAACAATGGTAACTTAATGCTCGACTTTCCGGAGGTTTGCCAAACATCACCCGTTTGGAAAATTGGTGAGTTTGTTACTGCACAAGGCGTTCGCTTCGAAAGCCGTGGTGCTGACCAGTCTGTTAGGGGCGCTTTCCATGGCGCAAGTCGCCCTAAGTTACTGCTGGCCGATGACATCATCACCGATAAAGAAGCACGCTCAGCAACTGAGCGGGATAGCCGCTGGGCTTTCCTTGAAGCCGCTGTACAGTACTTAGGCCCACCAGATGGTTCGGTTAAATTTTTAGGTGTTAACACCGTACTCAATAGCGACGACCCCATCTCTCGTGCAGAGCATGCACCTGGTCATTTAGTGCATAGGTTTAAGGCCATATCACAGTTTCCAGAAAGAATGGACTTATGGGAGCAATGCCGTGAGCTCATGCTTTATAAAGACAAAGAGTTTGAGAAAAAAGCGGCAGCCAAAGGCAGAGCTGTTTCTAAGGAAGAAAAGCCAAGCTTTAAGTTTTGGCTTAAGAACAAAAGGCAAATGGCTAAAGCCGCTAAAACCAGCTGGCCGAGTGTGCGGAGTTTGTATGACTTAATGGTGATGTGGGCATCCAATAAACGTGAATTTAACCGTGAGATGCAAGGCATTGCCAAGTCAGACGAAGAGCAGATCTTTTATCGGTTTGAAACTTGGGTTAACCGCTTAAGCCTATGGACACCCTACGGCGCATGTGACCCAAGCATGGGCAAAACAGCCAGTGCCGATCCAAGTGCTTTGCTTGTAGGTTTTTGGGCCAAAGAGTTAGGTCAATTACACCTTGAATATGAAAGCCGAAAAGTACGCGGCCCCAGTCGGCTATTAAAGGATTTGATTAAACTACAAATCGAATACAACTGTTTAGTATGGGGCTTTGAAAACAATAACGCCTTTGATTTTATGCGTCAAACCTACATCAAAGATGCATTTGACCAAGGCGTTGCTTTGCCACTTAGAGGTATTACCGCCACAGTGCCACAAGAAGAACGCATCGAGGGCTTAGAGCCGTTTGTAATAAATGAACCTGCCCAAATCTTGTTTCATACTCGCCGCACTCGATTACTTATGGATGAGTTAGAAAACTGGCCCGAGAAACAAAGCCTGCACCATTACGATTTAAGCTGTGCACTCACACTGTTATGGATGATAGCCAGCACCGGTGCGGGTGGTATTCCAAAGGTAAGAAGCAAAAAAGTGACCAAATCAATAGGGGGCTATCATGTCTAAACCCCACCTTTCATATAAAGGCTATCGCGCACTACAAAAAGCATTCAGCATGAGTAAAACAGACCCAGCTTTATGGGCCATGATGCGCGAATTGCCCAACCCAGATCCAATATTGCGCAAAGCTGGTAAAAGCTCGCTTATCTATGACGAGATAGCCCGTGATGCCCATGTAATTGGTGAACTACGCAGTTTGCGCTCTGGTATGTTCGCATTTAATGCGGAATTGGTGCCAGGTGGTGACGATAGCGCGAGCATGAAAAGCTTTGAAAATGCAAAAAGCTTGATAGCCGCAAACCCTGCTAAAAATACACAGTGGATGGACATCGATTGGCACAACTACAGCGCGATTTTACATGGCTTTGCTGTAACACATTTGGGCAAATTTGAGAAAAGCGACAATGCCTGGATACCTAGCACCATTGAGCAATGGCCAGCAGGGCGCTTTGCTTTTAATTCAGATCACGAGCTCCTTGTTAAAACACGTGAACACCCAGAGGGTGAGCCCATCAATGAGGACCGCTGGACATGTGTTAGGCATATGCCAGAGGCCAAAAACCCTTATGGTATCGCCCTTTTAAGTAGTTGCTTTTGGCCTTGGATGTTCAAGCACGGTGGTTTTAAGTTTTTTGTGCAGTTATGCGAACGATTTGGCGTGCCGTTTCCTGTGGGCAAATATCCAATTGGTACACAGGATAAGGAAATTGGCGAATTGCTAGAAGGCCTAGCTAAGTTGATCACTGAAGGTATTGCAGTCATCCCAGATGACGCCAGCTTAGAGATTATTGAAAGCAAAATGTCTGGTGAGCCAGTCCAGTTGCAGCTCATCAATTTATGTAACTCAGAAATGAGTAAAGCGCTGACCTCCCAAACGCTCGCCACAGAGCAAAAAGCCGGTGCACGTGCAGCCAGTGAAACACATGCTAAACGTGCGGGTGAAAACCAGCGCGCTGATAGGGCGCTTGTATCTGGTTATCGAAATCAACTACTCGAAACCATCCATAGAGTGAATTTTGATGGGGGCGAACCGCCTAAATATGTCTGGCGTGACAAGAAAGAGATCAACCTCGAAACAGTAAACGTGATAAGGGAATCTGCCCGTATGGTCCCCGTTTCCGAAGACTATGTTTACAAGACCTTAGGCATTCCCAAGCCTCAAAAAGGCGAAGAACTGTTAGAGATCAAAGACGATGGCCAAGGCATCGCGACCCCATCAAAACAGGAGTTTTCAAGTGACCAACAGGGTACTGATATCGCTGTTTTTGACGAGTTTGACCAAGCAACTGACGCCGAAATAAAGAAGATTTTTGAGTTTGCAAAACAAGCAAACAACCTCGACGAACTAAAACAAAACATCCTCAATGAGTTCCCAAATATATCTAATTCAGCCTTAGCAGAAGTAGCCACAAAGGCCCTTGAATTGGAGGTTTTACAAGGAATGAATGAGGCAAATCAACAGGAGATTTAACCTTATGAATGCGATACCCGAAGGCTTTTTAAAAGATGGTAAAGGCAACTTAGTTGCACTCGCGAACGTGAAGCAAACTGACCTGATAAAGGACGAATTTGTCAAAAAATCCATTGAACTTGCAGAGAAGCAGCAACAAGCACTCGCTGATTTTAAGCACCAACAAATGGAAGAAGCTGACGACTTTTTAGAGCTGCTAGCACAAGAGCATGGTGTAAATTTAGGGGGCAAAAAAGGCAATTTAACACTGCGTTCTTTTGACCATTCATTGTCTGTGAAAATACAAATTCAGGAGCGAATTGAACTGGGTCCTGAGCTACAAATCGCCAAAGAAATGATAGATAAATGCATTAGCGAATGGACTGAAGGCGGCAATCAAAACATCAAAGCGATCGTCAATAAAGTGTTCTCAACTGACAAGCAAGGCACCATCAATCCGCAGCGCATTTTGAGTCTTCGTAAGCTAGAAATTCAAGACGAAACAGGCAAATGGCAAAAGGCCATGGACATCATTGCTGAGTCTGTAAACACAATTGATAGCTGTCGATTTATCCGGTTTTACAAGCGAGATGAGCAGGGCGCTGATCAAGCAATTTCTCTAGATATAGCTAAATTGTGAGGTTGATATGACCATTAATAAAGAAGCATGGGATGTAATTACAGAACACCTTGCAGGCCTTTTTCCAACAGTCGAGTTCCAACTGGGCAGTTATATAATTAAGGTAAAGCGCAGCTTTCCTACTGAGTCAACATCAACGTTAGCTGTTTATATTGACGACTTCATTAAAGGTGAGTGGATACACAATACTGAAAATCGGCCTACTTGCATTGAATCTGTTTGGAAGAAAAAAACTAGAGCATATTACACCCCCAAACAGGTCAAAAGGCTTGAGAAGGATTTCGGCAAAAGAGATGCAAAAAAGTACTTCCCAAACTTACATAACAAATATGAATATCTTCACCCATATTTTTCGACATCAAACGTACTAGTAAATCAATTCAAGAAAATTGAAGGCCTTAAATTGCTCTCAATTGATTGCGAATCTTACGAAGAATATGTAAGTCATCATGCCTGATACAACACCTCAATATGGCCAACTCGTAAAATTCGACGAGGCCATTTCAAATCTAAAATCAAAAGTCCAAATACCAAGTGGGTCATATAAAGATTTACTTGGGCACATACATGCAAGAGCGTTTACCGTTGCCGGCGCAACCAAAACTGAATTGTTGGATGACTTATATAAAGCCGTACTTGCAGCAATTGAAAATGGCGAGATGATCACCGACTTTAGAGCGCGCTTTGATAAAGTAGTTTCAAAACATGGTTGGTCATACAATGGAAAACGCGGTTGGCGAACTCAAGTAATTTATCAAAACAATAAAAATACCGCACGCGCAGCTGGTCGATGGCAACAGCAAGAACGGATTAAACATCGTAGGCCTTATCTTTTATATTTAACTGCGGGTGACTCGCGAGTAAGACCGCAACATAACGCGTGGAACTACATACTTTTACCAATTGAACATAATTTCTGGCACACACATTATCCGCCGAATGGTTGGAATTGTAGATGTAAAGTCGTGAGCATGAGTGATGCTGACATCAAACGCATGGGAATAACTGTTACGCCAGATTCGGCTTTAACCTCATATCAAAAACCATTTACCGAAGTTGATCCAAAAACAGGTGAAGAGCTAGAACGATTACCAGGCATAGACTTAGGCTGGGATTACAATCCTGGTCTTGCTTGGTTAGGTGCAGACAAGGCAACAGGCCAAATGCTAGCGAAACTCGATCACCAAATTAGAGAAGTTGCCACACCAATTTTTAATGCCGCAATTAACGAAGGCCAAAACCATTTTAAATCTCAAGTTGCAAAGGTAGCTGCCAAGCAAGCATTAGGAAAACCAGAGTCAGGCACAAAATTAGCAATAGGGCACTTGCATCCAAAATTATTCAAATCAGTTTTAGATGTTGCGCCCGAAACCAAAAGCACATTGGTAGTTATTGATGAAGCAATGCTAAAAACAGCGATTCAAGTTATCGGGTTTGAGCAAACGACCGAGTTAATGAAGTTGGTCCAAGCTCAAACTAATTCAGCATTTAACCAAAGCGTTTTGCAGTTTATAGCAAACGGAGTTCAGATCACAATTCAAATTGACTCAGACATGAACCGCATTGTTGAAGTTAAGCTAGTAGATGTTTAAACCGCATTTAAAGTGGCTTTAAAGTCTGTTTAAAGAGCGTTTAAACGTTTTTAAAAACGGCGAATTTTAGTCTAATTCTAAACGTATTGTGAGCAGGAATGAGCGCAGAATGATATGGAATGAGCGGGTTTTGTCTAAAATCAAATGTACTTTTTGTTTTTGGGGTTTTGACTCGAAAATTTATGAGAACCAGTATTTATGGGGCTTTCAGAGGAATCGAAAGTTGGATTTCAGAGTTTGGTTAAATCTAGAAATGAACGACCCCTTACATTTGTCTAAAATCAAATGTACTTTTTGTTTTTGGGGTTTTGACTCGAAAATTTATGAGAACCAGTATTTATGGGGCTTTCAGAGGAATCGAAAGTTGGATTTCAGAGTTTGGTTAAATCTAGAAATGAACGACCCCTTACATCTAAACGTATTGTGAGCAAGAATGAGCGCAGAATGATATGGAATGAGCGGGTTTTGTCTAAAATCAAATGTACTTTTTGTTTTTGAGGTTTTGACTCGAAAATTTA